TTATTTTGGCTCTTTTTACCTGTAGTGCGTTTGTTTGTACCAAGTTTAAACAGTTTAGCCGCAAAACTTGAAAAGTTGTCAAGTCCACACTGGTTAAATACTTTCTCTATTTCTGCTAAGTTCCAGACTCTGCTCATTTATCTTTTCGTGTTACCACCCAGATGAGCAGCCCTAACAAGGTATATCCTATTAAGGCTGCCCAAATTACCATGTTGCCTTGCAAGCATTAGCTACCGGACAATAGCCGTTGCATCTTCGTCCATTCCACGTTTCCCGATCATTACATTTAATAGGAAGTTCTTTGTTGGTGACAGCGTTAACTAACGCATCCCTCTTTTCTTTAAAGAAGGTTTTCACCTCGTCATCGTCATACCAGGGAACGTCTAAAAACTTATTAGTTTCTTCTATTCCGTTTTTCTTTGCCGAGAACGTACCACCATCACGCACAATAACAAAGAGTTTCATTTCGTTTATGTCACGGTTGGGAAACTGTTCTTGCGCCATAATACGGTACATATTTACCTGCATCCCATAGTCAAACCACGCATTCTGGCTCTTGAGCATTTTCACCTTGTAAGAACCTAATGTCTTGTAATCAACAATTCTCCAGGTTCCATCAGGCTTTTCCTCTAATAGATCGGTAATACCAGTAACATAGTCAGTGCGTAAACTTAATTCAGCATCTGCTTCTTCAGGCGCACTATTCTCTAAGTTCTTGTGCGCTCCAATCCCCAAAACTAACCACGCAGCATCGTCTGGAGAGTAACCCCACTCGGTCATGATCTTGAGGTATTCTTGCCTCGTCCCGTTGAGTAGTTGCGTTACTGAGGGTGTGCCAGTCCACTCACGCTGTGACAGCACTTGGTTTAAATAGGTTTTCGGATAGTACTCTGCTAATGCTCCCTTTTCTACTTCTTCCAGGCTGTACTTCTTCCCCCCATGTTCCAGCCAGCCTAAAGGCATTACTCTACCGTCCCCTGTTTACAGCCATGAAAGTTTTCTTTGTCATCACCGCCACCTGCTTGTGCCGAGTTGGTATAGTAAGGTTTTCCAGCCTTGCTCATCTGTTTCCAAACTTCTTTTCCGCAGCTTTTACAGTTAAACGACAACCCTAACTTGGGCGTGTTGGTGTCAGTGGGTGGCGTTACTGTTTTCTGACCATTACCATTTTGCTGTAGTTCTTTTATTACATGGTTCACTTGATCTACTATATCGGTTAGTGCCTGTATAACTTCGCCTCGTTTCATGTTGACTCCTTGCCAAAACGTCTTTGTTCGTGTAGTTCAGGGTTTTTTAAGGCTTCCCTAAGTAGCCCTCGAATTGCCATTGAGAGATTGTCTCCATACTTTTTAGCGGCAACCAAATCCAGTTCCTGATGTAAATCAGGTTCCATTCGTAATAGAACGGTTTTGCTTTTTATTCGCATTGGTTCATTATATATTTGCTATACATACAAAGCAAGCTAAAAGTCCCATTCTTCTTCACTTTTTTCATCAAACACATCGCTAACTTCTTTACCGGTAACCTCTTTTTTTGGCTTTTCAAATAATTCTTTACCGGTTCCTCTTTTCCCTGGAAACGCTTTGTCCATGTCTCCTACCGCTACCATAATCGAATCAATAAAATCATCTAAGGCTCCGTTCAAGTCACTCATGGTGATGTTTAAACGGTCACGAAAACCCTGTAAGCTCGCTACTATTTTCTTTGCATCCTCTGATGTCATATTCCCTCCTGGCTAAATACCATTAACTCTGCATTGAACGCCAAGTTTATTTTTCTTGGCGCACCATGCCTGTTTTTAGCGACATCAAGAATAGCTTCCTCTGAGTCCCTCTCCCTGATGAGCAGACCTACTAGATCTGCGTCCTGTTCTATCGACCCTGACTCTCTCAAATCAGCCAGGGTAGGCTTCTCTTTTTCAGCAACCCTACCCAGCTGTGCCAACCCGATAATGGGTATCTTTCTCTCCATGGCTGTGAGTTTTATTTCTCTGGTTATCTCGCCGACCATCTCCCAGCGTTGTCTACCGCTTACGCCAGAGATCAAATTAAGGTAATCAATGATCACCAATTTTGCTCCCTCTTCCACATCTCTGCGTATTTGCTCTTTTATGGTAGCCATCCTGCTGTCTCCTGCATGGATGAAAACTCCACTGTTGCTTAAAATTTTGAAAGCATCCTGCAACCTTCTCTTTTCATCAGCGTCTACTTTACCTCTGATAAGTCGTGAAAAAGGTATATTGGATTCCAAGCACAGTATTCTTTGTGCGATTGACAAAGCCGGCATCTCCAAAGAAAAGAAACTAACCTTGTGTTCTTTTCTGATGTGTGATGCAAGATTTACAGCGAGGGCAGTCTTTCCAACCGCCGGTCTTGCACCAAGCACGATAAAGTGACCTTGTTGTAGTCCATTTGTACAGCGGTTTAATAGCGGTATGCCTGTACCTATTCCTCTGGTTCCACCTGTCTTCATCTGTTCTAATGCCTGTCCCAACAGGTCTTTAAACGTGTCTTCTTTTGGTGGTTTTAGGTTTCTCATTTCTGTTTGCAAAAAATCGAATACCTCTAAAGGGTCTTTCTCTTTCTCCATTGCCAACCCTAATTGGCGCATAATTCTTTCTTTCTTTAGCATTTGACAGTAGTGTTCAATGTTAGACGAAGAAGCAAACTCTCCTTCCAGTTCCATAATTCTGGATAAAGGTATGCCCTTCTTTACCAATAAAGAAGTATCTGGTCGTAAACCGTCTTTACTTACGGCTAAAATGGCTTGATATAATTTACGGTCTTCTGGTTCCGCAAAATCCCTTGGTTCTATTAATGCTACTACTCTTCCAATGCAACCTGGGTCGCAGAGCATAGCTGCTAAAATTTCGGATTCCCCCATAATAACTATTGTCCCCTTGCGTCATCGTGATGGTAAAGATGTTTGTGTTCTTTACAATAGATGTTGCCGTTCCTTACTTTGTTCTGACACCTGTTGCTTTCATCTGTTATATGGTGACATAATCGTTCTTTTCTTTTGTCACTTTCCCTTACTAATTGTTCAAATGTAGGCATGTTTACTCCTTCCACACAGTTTCGCATTTA